CAGTCGCCTGCCGCCCGACATCCGCGATGATGTTGGCAACCTGGTTCGGATGTACCGCCGGAACGTGACGGAGAAGAAGTGAATGGCGGTACTGACTCTCGACTACCGGTGCTGCGACCGGAAGCGCCCCCTGTACATCAAGCACATTGAGGTCGAACGCATCGCCGCGACCGCGCGCCAGCAACTGGTCGCAGACAGCATCGATGCCGTTTCTTTCGACGCGCTGCGGCAGATCTCCGGCCTGAAGATCAACGGTATCGACTTCGCACTGGAGATCAGTACCGACTACGCCGTGCATGACGAGCAAGGCAACCACGTCTTCGGCGTCTGTGAATTCGACCCCGCGATGCCCGACGCCGCGATGGTGTCCATCTCGCCCGTGGGTGAAAGTCTCAGCGAACTTCTGGCCCTCAGCACCTTGGCCCACGAATTGGGCCACGCCGTGTTCGACGCCCCCGGCTGGGTTGTCCAGGGCAGCAAGGGCCCCGGATTGTTCGATGACATCGAACCGACGATGCAACGCGCCTACCGCACCACGACGCCGGACAGCGACCATCTGTCCAAGTCACTATCGGCAAAGCCAACGACGGAAGAACACTTCGCCGAGCTGCGGGCTAACGAGTTCATGGGGTCCTTGCTGGTGCCTCGCCAACGCATCATCGCCGCCGTCGAAGAGCTTGCGCCCCAGCACGACATCACCATCCATCGCCACCCCTCAACTGATCCCGATCACCCCGGCACGGCCCTGCGCATCACGGCGGGCAGCGACATAGGCGTATTCGACATGGAACGCTTCGAGAAAGCCTTGGCCGCGCGCTTCGGCGTCAATCGCCGATTCATCCAAGTTCGCCTCAATCGCTACGGCCTCACGGGTCAGGAGGCCTCGATGCGCTGACCACCATTCAACTCGCCCGTGGAGCCGACTTCGCGTCGGCATTTTTTGAATCGCCCGATTAACTGTTCGCGCAATCGCGCACTTTGTCAAAGGAACTTGCCCATGCCAGCAGACCAAGCCTCAACCACAAAGAAAAACACCAAGGCGGCGGCGAGCCAGCCTTCGCAGAAACGTGCGCGCGAGCATCGATCCGATGACGGCGCAAACATCCTGCCGAACGCAGAGAACTTCGTCAGCCTCGTGCGCAAGGTTGCGCGCCCCGGGCTCCTGGTAGATCTGCTCGAACGCACCAGCGCGACGGCCTTGCCGGAGCTGAGGGCATTGGCGGAAGCGACCAAGGGCAAGCTGCCAGTCGAGTCGCGGCAGGCGTTCTTTCATGCCGTCAGCAAATTGGCTGCGACCGCCCAGTACAGCATCGAGTGTGCCGCCGAGCGAGTGATGCTCCTTGACGATGACTACGGGACACAGGCCGTCTTGTCCCTGCTCAACGAAGAGGGTGCCGACGATGCCGCCGTGCTGGCTGCGCCCAGCGACCGCTACAGCCGCGCCCTGTATCTGCACCTCTTGCAGGACTTTCCAGCGCAAGGCGCCCGCCGCGACGAGCGCTTCGACCAGGCAGAGCATCTGCAAGTCATGCATCGCCAGTGGAAAAGCGACCACTATTCCAGCCATTACCTGGGCCCCAAAGGGGTCGTTCCGAAGACTGGGGACGAGATTCAGGAGGTGTTGCGCACACGCATTGCCGAACTGTTCCCGAAGGTGCCGAAGGATCAAATCCTGATCGAGCAATTCACGCGCCGCGATCTTTCATGCGAACAGGGTGATGACGATGATTGCGAAGCGGGTCAGTCGGCGCTGTTGCATACGCTGACTGCGACCTTCAATGGCAAGACCGCGACGTTCCAGCAAGTGACCAATGGGCATGTCGTTGACCACGAGGAACCCGCCGCGATGTCGGCACGCTTCTCCTGGGAGCCGGAGACTGGCTCGCTCAGCGTGTTCTGTGAAGAACGGGAGGCGCGCCGCGAGCTGGCCACCGTCTTCCGTGATGTCGCGCTGGCGCATGAAAGCCAGATCGAGGACATGCCCATGCGGCAGTTCGACCTGCTCGGCTTTGCGACCTCCAAGATGCTCGACCGCCTCAAACGTGACCGGGTCGCAGGCATCGACGATATCTCGATCCTGCAGATCACGGTGGCCAAGCCGTTCGAGCAGACCTCAGAGTACGGCGGACGTGATGTGGTGCGGCAACTCTCCAGCAAGATGCAAATCACCCGCGACCGGCGCGACGGCCGCAACATCTATCAGGTTGCTTATGAGGACTATTGCGCCGAAGACCTGAGTCAGTACGCGCTTGTGCAGGTGAAGTTGGTCATGAGGATGTCCAAGACGCCACACCGCAAGGCGCACAACGTCGCTGTCCAGATCACCGCGCCGAACGGGCTGAACGACAAGAGCAGGACCGACGACGACCGCAAGCGCGTGCAGGAACAGCTCATCAAGATCGGCGTGCTGAGCCAGTTCTGAGGAGGACGCCGATGACGTCGCCGCATTTGAGCTTTTTCCTCGCGCTGGACAACCTCCCACGACTCGACGAATCAGTGCTGGCCGACAGGCTCGGGCGCGACCACCAGCAGTTTCTTCAGCGGCGCTGGATCGTGCCCGCAGGCCATCTCACCCATGTGATGGTGCCGTTTCTCGATTCCGAACAGGAAGTCGAAATCGATGTCGATGAGGACGCCGGTCGCTACAGCTACTGCAGTCCGCTGAACGGCAGAACCATCGTCCAACCGCTGGCGGGGATTGCCCTCTATTCCATCCAGATGGATTCCTGGCTCGCAGATCTGGCGGCGCTGATCGGCATTGAGGAGCGGCGACGCTCGAGCCAGATCTGCCGGACACCGAATCACCTGTGGCACCTCGGTGAGCAGCGAATCGCTGGCACGCACGATTTCGCACCGGTGTTCGTTGGCCGAGCATGGTCACGCGCACCGCAGGACAAGATCACCGCAGTCCTTGCCGACACCGTGTGGCCGCGTGGTGGCGTTGTTCTGTGCCCAAGGCGAACCAATGCTTCGCTGCCACGTGACCACACGCTGCGCGGCTTCGATGAGTTCGTCCGCGTGACCGATGGCGCAGATGCGTTCGACACCGATGCCTTTGATCGTGTCCTGCGCGGCTACGCAACCAACGTGGGTGAGCCGGAACCGGTGCAGTTCTTCAATGGCAAGCGGCTCAAGCTCCCGCACATGGCGTCGTCCATCGAACTCACCGAAGCGCGCGCCAAGATCATCAAGCTGATGTGGGGGACCGAAGGAAGTGCCCCGCCCGTGATGTCGTGGAAAGAGGTGAATGGTTCCGTCACCGTCAACACCGGCTTCCAATCCTTCGACGATGCCTTCGGCGACAAAGTAGCGCGTGAGGAGGTGATCGAGTGGGTTTCGCACGGTAAATACCGGGTTAGGCGCAACACATAAACGCCCCCATAAATCGAGCCAGACACGGCCCATAAACCCGTGCGGAGACTGCGATGTGCCCATTTCATACAGGAGGCACATCGAAATGCAAACCTACTTCACCAACGCAACATCTGGCCAGACTCCGGCCAAACCCGGTGCGCCACAGCGCATCGCCCTTGACGAAAACGAGCTGGCCATCCGCTGGGGGCTTTCCGTCAAGACCCTGCGCCGCTGGCGGCAGGAACAACTCGGCCCGGTCTTCTGCAAGCTCGGTGCCCGCGTCACCTACCTGATCTCCGAGGTCGAAGCCTTCGAGCGTCGCGTTTCGCGGCACTCGACCTTCACTCGTGCATACCAGTGAGGAGAGCGGCCATGAGCGATCTGACCATCTTTCCCGCCGACCTCGCTGCCATGAGCACCGCCCAGTTGGTGGCGCTGCCGATCACCGATTTCGTCGCTGCCGAGCGCAATGTCGACGAGGCCACTGCTTACCTCAAGCAGCTGCGTGCCAAGCTGGATGCCGCCAAGCTCCAGCGCTACGGCGAGCAGGCCCGTAGCGCGCTGCGGGATTCCGGCCGCGACTTCGGAACCGCCCACGTCAGCGACGGTGCGCTGCACGTGAAGTACGAGCTCCCCAAAAAGGTGACCTGGAGCCAGACCATCCTCAAGGAGATGGCCGAGCGTATTGCCGCCTCAGGCGACAAGGTCGAGGACTACATCGACATCAAGTTGTCGGTGTCCGAGTCCCGCTACACCAACTGGCCAACGGCGCTGCAGGAGCAATTTGCGGCTGCGCGCACGGTCGAGGAAGGCAAGCCGAGCATCACCCTGACGCTCGATGGGGGTGCCGCATGAAGAAGCTCCCCATCGTGTCCGCAATCGAGCGGATGGCCGAGCGCAAGGGCGTGAAGCTGCTGATGCTGGGCAAGTCTGGCATCGGCAAAACCACGCGGCTCAAGGACCTCGACCCGGCCACCACGCTGTTCCTCGACATCGAGGCCGGTGATTTGGCGGTGGCCGACTGGCCGGGCGACACCATCCGTCCGGCTTCGTGGCCGGAGAGCCGCGACTTCTTCGTGTTCCTCGCGGGCCCGGACAAGTCGCTGCCGCCTGAGAGCGCCTTCTCGCAGGCTCACTACGACCACGTCATCGAAAAGTTTGGTGATCCGACACAGCTCGAGCGCTACCAGACCTTCTTCCTCGACTCGATCACGCAGCTGTCCCGCCAGTGCTTCGCGTGGTGCAAGACGCAGCCGGGTGCCGTCAGCGACCGCTCGGGCAAGCCTGACCTACGCGCGGCCTATGGCCTGCTCGGCCAGGAAATGATCAGCGCATTGACCCACTTGCAGCACGCACGCGGCAAGAACGTGGTGTTCGTGGCGATCCTCGACGAGCGGCTCGATGACTACAACCGCAAGGTGTTCGTCCCGCAGATCGAAGGCAGCAAAACCAGCCTGGAGCTGCCCGGCATCGTCGACGAGGTCGTGACGCTGGCCGAGATCAAGGCCGAGGACGGCAGCACCTACCGCGCCTTCGTTACCCACACCGTCAATCCCTACGGCTATCCGGCCAAAGACCGCAGCGGTCGCCTCGACCTGCTGGAGCCGCCGCATCTCGGCGCGCTGATCGCCAAGTGCGCAGGCGCATCCGCCGCGCCCGCCAGCGCCGCCACCCCCACACACATCGAATCTCAGGAGTAATCGCAATGACCGCATGGAATGACTTCAACGACGCCGACGCCCAGCAATCCGGCTTCGACCTGATCCCCAAGGGCACCGTTGTACCGGTTCGCATGACCCTCAAGCCCGGTGGCTATGACGACCCGTCGCAGGGCTGGGGCGGCGGCTACGCCACCGAGTCTTTCGAGACCGGATCGATCTACCTCGCCGCCGAATTCGTGGTCACGGCTGGCGACCACGCCAAACGCAAGATGTGGTCGAACATTGGGCTGCACTCCAAGAAGGGCCCGACCTGGGGCCAGATGGGGCGCAGCTTCATCCGCGCCGCGCTCAACAGCGCCCGCAACGTCCAGCCGCAGGACAACAGCCCGCAGGCTGCGGCAGCGCGCCGCATCCAAGGCTTCCACGAACTGGATGGCCTTGAGTTCCTCGCCCGCGTTGACATCGAGAAGGACGGCAAGGGCCAGGACCGCAACGTGGTCAAAGTGGCGGTTGAACCCGATCACCCCGACTACGCCAAGTTGATGGGCGTGCCGACCAAGGCTTCAGGCGGCGGCACTTCCGGCGCACCGGCGCAGGCAGCACCCGCGTATCAGGCCCCGGCTCAGCAACGCGCACCCGTAACGGGCAAACCGTCGTGGGCACAGTGAGGGACGTCGCCATGAACGCATCCATCCTCACTGCCAGCCACTACGGCGTTGTGCGATTCGGCGACCTGCAATGCGAGGCCGTCGTCCTGAATGGCGGCGAGCGCGGCTATGTCCGTCGCCAGCTCATGAAGTTGCTGGGGTTTGCCGAGCGCCAAAGGGGTGACCGTTTTGCCGGTTTTCTGCGGGAAATCGCGCCTAACTCATTGTCATCATTGAATAAACAAGAGGCGACAATTCTGCTGCCGTCGGGCCAAAAGGCGCAATTCTTCCCCGCCGGCATTATTGCCGACGTCGCATCGGCGGTCGTCAACGCCGCCATCGACGGCACGCTGCACAAAGCACGGCGGGGCATCGTCCCGAACTGCATGAAGATCATGCGGGCACTGGCCACCACCGGCGAGGTCGCGCTGATCGACGAGGCAACCGGCTACCAGCACCACCGCGCACCGGACGCGCTGCAGGAACTGATCTCCAAGTTGCTGCGCCAGTCCTGCGCATCGTGGGAGCGCCGCTTCCACCCGGACTATTACCGCGCCATCTATCGGTTGTTCGGCTGGAAGTACCAGGGCCACGACCAGAACCCTCCCCACGTCGTCGGCCAGATCACGCTTCGCTGGGTCTACGGGCCGGTGCTGCCAGAGGACTTGCTGGGTGAGATCCGCAATCGCAAGGGCATCTCGCAAAAGCACCACCAGTGGCTGTCCGATCAGGGACTCGCGCATCTGGAATCGCAGATTCACGCGGTCACCGCGATTGCGCGCAGCTCGATGAGCTACCCCGACTTCAAGCGCCGCTGCGAAGCCGCCTTCGCTGGCGCTGCCCTGCAGTTGGGCCTGCTGCTCGATGAACTCGAGGAGGGGGCGTGAAATGCTGGGTCTGCAAACGACAGGCCCGGGGCTACGGCCACACCGACAACCGCCACGGTGTGGGCGATCCCCGGCGCTACCCCATCGACTGGGTGTTCTGTTCGCGTCGCTGCCAGGATGCGTTTCACGCGCTGTACGGCAACTGGCAGCGGGCCAAGGAAGGTCGCATCGACAAGACGGAGGTCGCCATGATCGATCCGTCTGATGTCGAACTGGCCGCAATGCGCCAGTGCCTCAAGGCCTTCGGAGAGGCAGCGGGCGAGATCGGCTTCACCAAGCCGCTGGGCGATTACTCCGAGGCCGAGGCCCTGCGGGTAATCGACGCCATCGTCGCTTGCTGGTCGGACGCGATGGTCGCGCACCACGAGGCTACCAAGTACCCGCCCGTGCGGGGGATGACCCCTGCGCCCGATCCGTTGGCACCGGACGCCGCCAATCCGTTCGCGGATCTGGAGGACGACCTGCCCTGGGAAGAGCCGAAGGGGAAGAAGCCATGATGGACTTCAACTCCACCTCGAGCATCTCGGGTCAGGTCACCGCCCTGGTCGACGCAGGGATGTACCGGTCCCGTTCCCAGCAGTCCGAGCGCCAGTACCTCGGGGCTTCGCGTCTCGGCGTGGCCTGCGAGCGTGCGCTGCAGTTCGAGTACGCCAAGGCTCCTATCGACCGCGGACGGGATATCCCGGGCCGGATGCTGCGCATCTTCGAGCGTGGCCACGTCATGGAGGACTGCATGGTCGCGTGGCTGCGGGATGCGGGTTTCGACCTGCGCACCCGCAAGGCCGATGGCGAGCAGTTCGGCTTCTCGGTGGCTGACGGTCGCCTGCAGGGCCACATCGACGGCGTCATCGTCGGCGGCCCCGAGGGCTTCGCCTATCCCGCGCTCTGGGAGTGCAAGTGCCTGGGCAACAAGTCCTGGAGCGACCTGGAGAAAAAAGGCTTGGTCATCTCCAAGCCCATCTACGCCGCGCAAGTGGCGATTTACCAAGCCTATCTCGAACTGCACGAGCACCCGGCGATCTTCACTGCGCTCAACGCCGACACGATGGAGATATATACCGAGCTCGTGCCCTTTGACGCGGCGCTGGCCCAGCGCATGTCGGATCGGGCGGTGAAGGTCATCACGGCGACCGAGGCAGGCGAGCTATTGCCACGCGCCTTCCATGACCCGACCCACTTCGAATGCCGGATGTGCGCGTGGCAAGACCGCTGCTGGAGGGTGCAATGAACCATACCCAATCACAAGCACCTGCGGCGGAACCAATGGTGGGGGCACACCACGCTGCCCGTCTGCTCAATCTTCCGCCGTACTACTTCACCAAGCCTCGGTGCCGCGTATCGAAGCGCATTCCTCACTACCGGGTTGGCCAGATGGTTCGCTTCCGGATGTCGGAGCTCAGGGCATGGGCAGTCACGCAAGGAGGCGCACATGAGTGACTACCGTGTTCGCATTTCCGTGCGCAATGCCCGTCTGCTGCGTGCCATCGAGCGGGCGGGCCACAGGCCGGGCGCACCGTTCGCTGCCGCCGTCGGTATCAGCTACTACGGGGCGCTGTTGCCATACATCAACCTCACTCGGTCGCCGCTTACGCCGGATGGTTTGCTGCGGGAATGCGCGTGGAACCTGTGTGACTTCCTGAACGCATCCCCCTCCGATCTGTGGTCGGATGCCCAGCTCCAGCCGCTGGAAACGAACCATTCCAGCATCGATCTGGATGCAGACTGCGTGCAAGCCCTGGCCTATGGAACGGCGTCTGCCGACCCGCTGCAGCTGGCCAGCCACGCGCAGGCAGGCCGCATCATTCAGGATGCCCTCGATTCGCTGACGCCGCGTGAGGCGGACGTGATCCGCGAGCGCTTCTTTGTCGGATCGTCGCTCGACGAGATCGCCGAGAAGATGGAGGTCACACGCGAGCGCGTCCGCCAGATCGAGGGGAAGGCGCTGCGCAAGTTGCGCCACGAATCTCGCATCCCGCAGGAGCTGGCCGGTATCGCCGATGTGATCGGAGGTGCCGCCGATGCTTGACTTCAACGACACCCAAAAACCAGTCGAGACCCGGCGCATCCTTAATGACAGCGAGCGCGAGGCGCTGCGGACAGGCTTGATCGCCAGTCTGCCCTCGGT